GGCGGTGGTGGCGGCGGCGGCGGGGGGACGGACGGGGCACCACCGCCAAAGAAACGGACCTTCGAATAACATCGATCTATAAAATCTTGTTCATCTAAAAACATAGCTAGCCTCCAAAAACGGAATAAGTATCTATTGCTTGGGTTTGATATTCCTGTTGATTGAAATTACGGTGATTCTTTGCAAGCTCCATAAACGCATCTGCTCCATTAGAGCTCCAGTCATGGACTGCCTGAACACGAAATGTCTGCCTCTTGTCATCGAACTCCTTATGATAACTCTTCAGGCAGGCTATCCCCCTCTCACACTTCTTCCGATCAAACCAAACCTTCGGGAGTATACGACGAGCAGCGTCGATAGATTCTTCTTTAGCGGCGACCTTCTTCCCGACGCTAAAATCAATTCCTAGCGAACGCGCAGCAGCCCTACGACTTTTTCCCGTAGTAAACTCACGAACCTCGATATCATGTGGTGCAGTATGGCGACCATAAGAGTAGCCATGCTTATGACGAAAATCGGACAAAAGACCAGCATAATAACTGAGTCCCTCGCCACTGTTCTCAAAATAGTTAACGCATCTGATCTCTTCTCCGTACGACTGGGTAAACCATATCGAAGTCGCATCATTAACTCCTAAATCCCACCAAGTGTCAACAGGTAAAGCGGGATCGTGCGGCACATTAGTAATCCGGTTATCTTCTTCACAGCGTCTCATCTCAACAGCAAAGTAAGCCCCGGGGATAGCTGCCATGAACGAACAGAAGTACTCTTGCTGAATCATTTCCTCCACCATACCTTCTCTACGCTCAGCCTCAATATCTTCAGGCGAAACAATATAAGAACCATCTGCACGGCGAGTCTCGTCAACAGTAAGCTTCGAGCAAAACCACTCTTCCTCTTCCATGCCAATCTGATAAGTCTTATAACCATGATTCTGGCCACGGGGAGTATAGATAAATAAAGCCCAGCCGTCATTCTCTCTAATAATAGGACGCAGAAGATCCCATGCGCGTGGGTTCATAATTGCCCACTCGGAAAAGATTAGCCCCACCGGATTCGTACCAACAAGCCAATCGAGACCCATATCAACTCCTACAAGCTGATAGTAAGATCCGTTGCACATGGTGATCTTCATATCTGTTTCATTCTTGGATACAGCCATGCCGGGAGGGAAGTGATCCATGTAGCGAAAGCCATCACGGTCAATACCATCCCACATGGCCTTTCTTGCTTGGCGGGCAGTAGGGAAGAGGTGAAAGTATCCGCCCACGCGCTGTAGCGACATTTTCGCGCACAGGTTGAGGGCCGACTTGTCCTTCCCAGAACGTCGGTGCCATACACACACGGCTCTCTTTACACCACTGTCAAAAGCTTTAAACAGGGGTATCTGATAGTCCCGCGGCTGGTAATTGAATGGAATCTGCATTATCGTTATAGTTCAGGACATTAATTACAACCTTACCATCTTGAGCGTCAGCCGCAGATTCTTTCTGCAACTGCTTAGCACGCCACTCGTAGAACTTGGCAGTATTCTTTGGTGAGAACTGGGCCCACTCAAGAAAGCCTTCATGCCCACCCAACCTTTCATAAACATAATCAAAGGATCGGGTTATGGCTGATTTACTTGCAGGCTCCTCAACATCTGCCTTCTCGACACCCTTCATAGCACCTTCCCAAGAGTCAACATCACGCTTGGACATTTCGCTAGTCCGCTGGGCAGACTTGATCATGCGATCAAAGTTTTCGCCATTGAATAGTTTTTTCATTCGTCACATTTCTCTGCCCCATTGAGTATCTCAACTTGGCATTCGTAGTTATCAATCACGTGATTAAGAGAGACAATGTGTTGAGTCTCTCGAATGTAATCTGCATCGGGAAGACACCACATAGGCCCTCGCCCGTTGTCATACGGTAGATACACCACATCGTTGGGGAAATCATTAGGACGTTCAAGAGTCCGGGCTACGTTTGCGCCCTGCGTTACGCACGCTGTTAGCATCACGAGCAGACCTAATATCACTAAGCTCCTCACGCTGAAGGCTTCTTTGTCTTTTAAGGGCCCCGTCAAGATTAACATTGGTATTCCTTATGGTTTTAGCGTCCTTTGCGCCTGCGGAGTCCTTGCCAGCCTTCCGCCCAAAGGCGTACACAGCCATGACAATACAGAGAACGGTTATTATTATAATACCAGTTACCATTAGATCCCTTCAAGCCAAGTGATACCATCAGGCATTATCTCTCATCCTTATTTTTATTTTTCAGAATATTGCCAGAGCCCATATTAGCGAGCTTCAGCAGGACATTCACGCCTTTTGTTAGCACACCAAACAGTTTATCATCAACCTTGGTTGGGGTCAGCATGGTAAAAGCGGTACATGCAGTAATTATTCCGGCAATGGCCTGCAACCACATCGGTGCCTCTGCTATAATTTTAGCTATTGCTTCCATGGTTAACTCCTATTCTGGGGATACATCCATATTAGGTTTTGTGGTTTATCCGGGTCAATATCGACATGGATGAAGCCGACACCCATTCCAATCCTACTAAATACTTTCATAAATTCCCGCATATATAAATACCTAAGGGTAGAGTCAGGGATATGGATATCAGAAGCGAGTCCCTTAGTGTGAGCAGAGTCTTCAACTCCTCCCACAGCCTTGTTGTGATGCTGACATCGGTAAGCTGAAGTGGGGCGGATAGGAAGTCCTAGGCGGGTCCGAACCGTTTGAAGCGTGGCAACAAATTCGAGGCTGATGCCTTCGGCATCACAACAAGGGCAGGAGAATTCCTCTTTGGAAAAATTTTCTGTAAGATTTCCCATGAATATACTTGACACCTTGATAGCAAGACAGGTAACATACCTGCGAGCAATAGAGCATAATAAAAAACAAAAAGCAAGGAGTGTTTATGGAACATGAAGGGTTCGAGTTCAGTCCTGACAAAAAGATCCTTGAGGACCGTGGGAAGAAGTACGGCCCGATGCGTGAGCAGTGGACGAGTATAGAAAAGATTCAGGAAATTATGATGATGAGCCGCGGTCCCGGTCAGACACATTACGGGCAGCTAGCGGCTTTAAACATGGTAGTGGTGAAGATAATGCGGGCGCTGTATGACCCTACCGACCCGGATCATTATGCAGACGCCCGCAACTACATAACAATAGCGGAGAAATGCGCAAATGGAAATCTTAACGATAGTGGGTGCGATTTTGAACATACTGAACCTGCTGGCGACATTTAACCCGCCAAGCAACGTAGCTTTAGAAGAGTGCCAGCTCACATCGACAACCACATGCGTGATCTTGAAAGACGGTCGCGTGATACAAACTGTTCCACGTGAAACAAAAGGAGATCAGAATGGATAGAGATGGAAGAAGCTACAGAGATCAACAGGAATACGCATTCCCATCCGAGATAGACGGGACAGCTTACACGGGGCTAACGCGCCGAGACTGGCTTGCAGGCATGGCTCTGAGCGGGCTATCGGCTATCAACGTATCCCATAACGGCGCAGAGAACTTGGCGAAGATGTGCTACGAGCGCGCAGACGCATTAATCAAGGAGGGTAAGAAGAATGATTGATAACGGTATAGGTGGCACACTAGAAAGCATGATGCTGACGGTAGACGAGGCAGTCCCAGAGCAAATGGTCCTAGATAAGAAAATCCCCATAGAAGATATCGAGACCAGACGCCCCGGAGTCTACTTCCTGATAAGAGAAAACAAGGTGGTTTATGTGGGTAAATCTATCGACATGATCCAGCGACTAAGATCGCATATGGCAGACCAAAGGATGGAGTTCACACATGTGACAATGCTAAAGCTGGATAGCGACGAATTTGAGCTAGACATCATGGAAAAGATGATGATCCGAAAGTTCAAGCCACCTAAAAATAGAGATTCTATGTCACGCAAAATGAGAGGAGAGACATACCCGCTGGAGGGAAGATGAATAAGCTCGACCAGTTCATCGAAATTCTAGAAAAATTAGAAGGTACCGCTAAAAAAAAGAAGGCTCACTGGGTACCTGAAGCAGAAAAGGCTACGCGCGAATCTAAGGAACTCAGGGGGCAGATCCATAGGAGCTTGATCGCAATATACCGAAAATGTGTGTAATACGTGTGGGGGTTGCAAATATTTGTATTGCAGGCAATTACGCTAAAATGTGTCTACTATGTGCGCGGGTCCGATTTTACTTTCGTCAAAATAAATTTGTTGGGGGTCACAAAAAAAAAATACA